AAGACAAAACGGGAGCATCTATTGCAGAGAAACAAGGAATTAGAATCTTCGGAGAAGATCGTTTTGAGAAATTGGTGCGTACTATTTCTGGAACAGCAACAGACCGTACCAATCTCATTAATGTCTCACTTGAAGCACTCGACAGTAGCGGTTTCTACGATGACATCTCGGACAATAGAAGGACTAAATCAAATATCAGTGAGTCGATTATCGCTTACATTGATAACTATGATCTTGATCGGTATCCTATCTGGGTTAGGGATAGCAATGATCCAAACTCCGTAATAGGAATAGAGAATCCTTTCGATATGTTAGTAACCGTTGACTATGATATGGACGGTACTAATAGAACTAAGACTATCAGATATACAGGCAAGCTAGATGGATTGCATTGGAATAAAGATAGGCTTGTCATCATCGAAGAGAAGACAGGAGCAAGAATAGATGAAAACTGGCTGGCCCAATGGATGTTATCTCATCAGATTACTGGTTACTGTGTTGCTGCTAGTACCTTTACTGGTAATCCTTGCACTAATGCTATCGTTAGCGGAACTCGTCTACCAATCGGCAAAGTCCCGCATGAGGGTATTAGGAAGGAGTTGGTCCCCCGTAATGAAGTAATGATAGAGAAGTGGGCTAACTGGTTAGTAACTACAGTAGAAGTAGAAGAAACTTGGAAACACCAAGTACTTAATGCGCCCATGTATACCCATTCATGTAATCGGTATTTCCGTTCATGTGCGTTCTTACCCTTCTGTGCATCTGATGATGTAGAAGAAAAAGAACACATAATAACTGAAATGATTGATGATGAATGGAGTCCACTACATGAGCCAGTATAAATATATAATAGCTAAACTAAGCAACAATAAGTTTCATGTGGGTAGACTTGGGGTTAATGAGTCTAACTATGAAGTCTTTTGTACATGTACTGACAAAGATAAAGCTAAACAAATCATGGAAGCCCTAGCTAGGCGTGAGGAAGGAAGAACATGGCATCAATAACGCTCGGTAAGAAAGAACTAACAACTCCTAAGTCACAAGTACGCCGTATGAGTACAATCATATGGGGGCCAAGTGGCAGCGGTAAAACAACTCTAGCTGCTACTGCTCCAAGACCTATCTTATGGTGTAACTTTGATCCCGATGGTACTTCGTCCCTAATGGATCAACCTGATATCCATATTGCTGACTTCTCTACGGACAATCCAAATATAGTAGAGACATTTAAAAGTGACGGGTGTGCTGGAATCAGACAATTCTTAGAAGACCATGAAGACATACAAACCGTAGTCTTCGATTCTATAACTTCTTTCAATGAACTATCCCTTAAACATGGAGTCGCACAAGTTAGAGGGGCAACAATGGAAGCTCCAACTCTACAGGGATATGGTAGACGTAACTCCTACACTATGCAGGGGATTATGTCTGTAATTAGAACAACTGGAGCCGCTAACAAACATGTAATCTTCGTAGCACATGAAGATGCACCACAAAAAGATGAACTAAGTGGGGCTATTATGGTTAGTATTTTAGTCGGCGGCAAAATGCAGTCAGAAATTCCTATTAAGCTGTCAGAAGTATGGCACTTAGAGGACACAGGGAAGAATCGAAAACTCACTATCAGATCTTCCCGCCTTCGCAAGCCCATGAAATCTCGGATGTTTGTAACCAGCGAAAGTAGTGATTTTACATGGTCATTCGATCCCGAATCATGGGAAGGCGAGGGAATAGCAGATTGGTATAATAAGTGGGTGAAAAACGATGGCAAAAAGATAGAATTACCTTAATGACACACAATCTATATGTTGTGTGTGTGGGTAGAATAACTACTATATTTTGGGGCTTGTATAGTAGAAATAAAAAACTATAATAGGCTCCTTTCGTTAACAACACACAAAGAAGGAACTAAAAATCATGGATGATCTCGATAGCATTGTCGAATTCAGTGTCAATCTCAAAGACCAGAAAGCTCCCGATCCACTACCACCGGGAAAATACACTGGCGTTGTTCGTGGAGCGGAAGTGAAAATGTCACAACGCGACACGCGATATGCCGCTGTTTCTTTCCATATTTCTCCTGATCAATTCCCTGCTGATTGGGAAGACGGGAATCCTGATGGACAAATACTTGTCTATCGTCGGGTAGGTCTTGAAGACAATCCGAATTCTCGTTTCGGTACTAAGCGATTCATTGAATCAATTGGTGCGCCTTTATCTAAGAAGATTGATGTCAACGAATGGGTCGGCCTTGAAGCTGAACTTGAAGTTGCTCATTCAACTTGGGAAGGTACAACTCGTGCCGAAATTACGAGGGTATCTGCTGCTTAATGCAGATAGGGAGGCAGTTTTTTGTTGTATTTTGCTGCCTCCCACCTACTCAACTTCTAATAATAAGGGGAGTATAATGGCTGAAGATAAAGCCAAGATTAAACGCCGTACTTTACCTATATATGCGGTGATGCAAGTCATGGACGAAACTGGCAGTCCTATGCAAATCTCCAAGGACAATGTTAAAGTTATTGGTGGATATAAGAGTGCTGAAAATGTCCTAGATATTATGGAAAGCGGTCAATACAAGAACGCGATCTATAAAAAGATATCTCTCGACTAGTCTGAACCTAGGTAGAGAGATAGAGGGAGAAGCTGCTGTGACCGTTAAATGAGATCTCAGGCTTCTTCCTCACCTTTCTATTGACACACAAAGGAATGTGTGCTATGTGCAATCACAAGTTCGATTGGAGAACTAACTACTGCATCTATTGTGGTAGTAAAAAAGATACAGAAAATAAATGTCACGATCACACAAATGTAATCTCATTCTCCCATGCAAAACGTAAGAAAGAACTTGATGATGTCATACGATCCCCCTTACAAGATATCGATACCTACTCCGAGCATAATTCCTAAAGGATTCGGTCCCAATTCCACTGGTAAAAGAGGCGGGAACCTTAGAATCCGTTGTACTAATGCTGAATATGATATGTTAGCAGAAGAAGCAGCGGAACTAGGGATCTCAATAGCTAACTTTGGCCGTTGGTGTTCTGTTCAAGTCGCTCAACAATTAAAAGAGCATAGACTTAATAACTCAACGGCTCAGACCGTTGAGGGTACTAATGAACAATGGACTTAAATTTGATGAGACACAGGCTAAAGCTATCGGTGCTTGCTGTGATATTAGCCGTAGAATCGTTCCGATTACAGGTGCTGCTGGCACTGGAAAAACAACGATACTTGAAAATGTCTATAAGACGCTTAAAGCAAGAGGACACAAGGTTGTTTTGTGCGCTCCTACTGGAAAGGCAGCTAAACGAATACAGGAAGCAACAGGTATCCCGGCTAGGACGATTCATAGGTTACTTGAATACCCCCATCCGGGAGAAAGAGATGAGAAAACTGGAAAAACGCTTATCTCTACCGATCCAAAACGTGATCGACAAAACCCAATCGATTACGATACGGTGCTAGTTGATGAATATGCAATGGTCAACGTGGAGTTACACCGTAATCTAATAGATGCATTGCCTCACGGTGGAATAATAAGAATGTTTGGTGATGCTAACCAACTACAACCAATAGAAACCTCCAAAAGAATCCAAGCAGAGCCTTCATCTTTCTTAAAGATGCTTAGTAAGTATGACGGGATCAGACTTACAAACATTCACCGACAAAAAGAAGATAGTAACATCATATCTAATGCTAACAGGATTGTTCTTGGTGGTATGCCAATTCGTAAGCCTGACTTCAGTATACAAATGACTAGTGAACCAGTTGAAACAGTCCAAGGATTTGTTCAAGACTGTTTAGCAAATGAAATCGACTATGGAATTATTGAAAACCAAATGATAACTCCTACTAAAGTTGGTTGGGTCGGGACTGAAGCCTTGAATGGATGCATCCAGAACTTATTACATCCAACTAACAAACCTTATACAGAAGTTGAGCGTCATAAGTGGAATGACCAAGATTACATGAGAATGTATGAAGGCGATAAGGTTATTTATACGAGTAACAACTATCCCTTAGAAGTTTTCAACGGAGAGACAGGAGTGATCAAGTCCCTAAACGCTGATGCTAGTATCACAGTAGACCTTGGCGATAGAGAACTAGACATTCCTGTTTCGTTGGAGATGGAGGGTAGAGGGGGAATGTATTATATGAACCCACAAAAAGACTTGGATCTAGCTTATGTAATTACAACTCATAAGGCTCAAGGGAGTGAGTATAACCGTGTCTGTTATATTATGAACTCATCTCGTTCATGGCTGTTGAATAGGAAGAACTTATATACAGCAGTTACTAGAGCTAAAGAGCATGTACATATCATCACAGATCAGAAGTCTTTGTCTCGTAGTCTCTATAAGGAGGGAGATAAATGACAGATAAAGTGGATAAGCTATTAAATGAG